TCACCAAAGGCTTCTTTGATGAATGGTGAGTTGGTTCCTTGAATCCTACCATAACTGATGTTCTTCTGAATCCTACAAGGAATATAACCACACTGAAGATGCCAGTCACTCCTGAAGTCAGGACAAATAAAAGAGTCACGAATCAATTTACGGTTCTCTTCATGACTCACTGACTGTGTGTAGAGTTTAACTTCTCTACCACCTTGTTCTGCACAGTGTGCGAAGTATTGAATCCAGTATGGACCTTGTTCATACATCATACCCACATAGTGGATATACTTTCTATTCAAAGAGAACTCAACATGATCATTCACATCGATCTCATCAGGGAGAAGATTAGTTCCCCATGTTTGATACAGCGTCCTGGTAGTTTCATCCCAGTGACAGAGGTCTTCTACTTTCTCAAAGTGAACTGTATTACGAATACAGTTACCAAGTTTTAGAACGTTCTCAAATGGTACACCTTGTTTTGTAAAGTATTCAGTATCAACATGGTGAGTAATATACTTACAGTCCTTTCTAACAGGCATGTGTGACTTCTGAGAATCCTCTACAAAGAAGACCGTGTCAGAGTAGTCAAGATCCTGTGGTGTATTTGGAACCCACTTTACATCGTATCCAAGACTCTTGAATGCTTTGAAATATGTATCGTGAATATATCCGTGTGTTGAACTATGAAGGGGATAGTGTCCCCAGATGATAATTTTCATAATACAGTTCCTGGAGGAAGATGGTAATGGAAACCAAATGGTATAATACCTCTGGTTTCAGGGACAGGTTTCTCATGTGCAAACCTAGCCGCAACAGTAACAGGAGCAAACTTACAACCTAATACTTCGTATATATGTCTGTTGTGGACACAGATACAACCGTCCTCTGCTGTATTGTTTGCATTCATGTGTTTGTAGAAGTTACCCCAGTTCACATCAAAGTGAACGTATGCATGTTTAGGAACTTCCAAGAGTTTCTTTGAACGGAGAGTAAAACCACCGTTACCAACTCTCTGATGATTACCCCAAGGGTCAATGTATGCACCCTCAGAGTGTTCCCATGGTGCACCAATATAGTCATACTCCAACCACAGAGGATCCCACTTCTCAGGGTTGATAATAAATCCATCACCTTGAATTACAATACAGTGTGAGGTATCTACATGTTTGTGTAGATCAAAGATCATGTAGTGACTATATTCATCAATCGAAGTAATCTTAGGACACTTCTCTACAGTAATACCACACTCTTCAAAGTCAGGACGATCCTGATCTGATACCAGTTTCACAGCACCAAAACGAATACCCTGCATACTTTTTTTAAAAGCATACAGGGTCTGTTCAAAGTTCACACTGGAAACACAGATAAGTGTTACATCAGGTAAATCAATCATCTTCTCGTTTAATATACACAATACGGTTAGAACTATAAGTCTCTTCTACTCTCTGAGTATCATCAAACAAGAAGTTATCAGGGAGAAGAGCCAGTCCCTGTTGATGATCCTCAACACAAGACTGTTTGTCAATATTTCTGACAATGTAACTATACCGTGAATTCTTGATAATGTCACGAAAATAACCAAGTTGTACATCTCTGTTACATTCTGACAGAGAGTTAATTGCAATCACCAGGTCAGTATCATAGAAGTTATGATCAGAACTCTCATGACAGTTGACAGTATTGAATAGACCATCCAGGAAGTCAAACTTACCTAGATACTTTTCTGTCAAGACATTACACTCAGGAAGATCAACCAGGGTGTAACTCTCAAGGTCAAGGAAGTGGTGGAGGATAACTGCCATACCACCATAACCACCACCAATCTCAACCACTTTCTTAATCTTACCCTTCTCAAAAGCTTCAAGAATGTTCAGAACGTTCAGAGCATACTTGAGTGTAGTGGGTGAGAACATACCGATCTCACTATCAGAGTAAAGATCAGGGTTACCATACTGATCATTGGTTCTGAATACTTCCAAATTATTGAAGAACTGATCACTCAGATCATGATCTCTGATTGCACCAAGAAAGTAATTGAACACATCCAGTCCACCACCCTCAAGGATCTTTCTATAACCACTATCCTTTCTGAAGTTATCAATATCTACTTCCAGACATGCAGCTGCATATGCCTTTGCATTTTCTTCTTTGATGGACCAACCAAAGTCCTTACTGAGTAATTCTGTCATGAGTATAACCTGTTAGTTTTCTTGTACTGTTCAAACTCTTCTTTACATTCTGCACCATTGTAGATATCACCTTGTCTGTCCATCCAGAACCAATCATCAACAATGGCTTCAGAAGGTCTCCACCATCCATCAGATGCATTCCAATCGAACCAATACTTAGGAGCAATGACATTTTCTGCATTCTTATTAGTCCACACAGGCCAGAACCCAAAGGTGGATGAACTTAGAATGACATTCTCAGCTTGGTTGAGAATAGAATAATCGATACCAATAGGACCACCAGGGTACTTATACCATCCAATACTACCTTGATATGGATCTTTCTCGTCTGAGATTGCTGAACCGATTACTTCAGCATCAGGAATATATTTCTTAGCATTGGTAGGATCATCAGTTACCACATAGAACTTTAGATTACCATTGTTAGTCACGCTTCTCATATTATCCATTGCCTTCTCATAATAAGAAGGTGGAAGTGCAGAGTTACCAGTCAGGTAATCACCACCACGGAACTGAATAACACAGGATTCCTGGTCAGTATATTGTGGGAAACTCAGTGACTCATCATAAGACAACCAGTCACAAATCCGTTCACGATGTTCATCAATGTATGACATCCTTTGCATCGTACCTTCAATCTTAGTCCCATCAGGAACATTCAGAAGGTTAGGGTCAGGAAGGCCCACGTTACCCTTGGTGATAGGGTGTTGTATGAAGTGTTCTTTATAGTAGTTTGTGATACCTTCTGGGAGGGTCTCAGGTGGTCCTCCCTCAGGACCAGAACCACCAATTACCTCTTCACCAAAGTCAATAGGCATAAAGGCTTGACCTTTCCACCTATCCTTACCCATAATCCCATACTTGTATCCAAGTCGTTCTGCAATCAGTCTAGTAACAACATAATGCCAAATCTGGTTTCCAATACCAGACCCATAATAAATTTCAGAAATGATCATGCAATGAACTCCTTGTATCGGTCTGGGTTATTTACAATCTCATCAGGGAGATCATCATCAAGAGGGACAATACGGGTTCCCATCCAAGTCCTACCAAGAATATCCTGGTTACCTGAGATATTAGAACCAAGAGCGTTCTTCACACCATCATGATTGTGTTCTTGGTGACCATAACCATTCAGTTTCTGTTTAATCTTATCTTCTCCACCAAGGAAACTGAAGTGCCAACCACCATCTTCAATCAAGAACTCTCCCTCATGAGGAAGGTTACGACAATCATTGAAACCACCAAACTCTTTCAGATATTTGAAGGTACAGAACTGTGGACCTCTCCAATCATCAACATCCTTACCATTATCAGTCTGGAGTCTGTTGACATGACACATGTAGAACTTCTGAATACAAGTGTACATGTGACCATCCTTCACAATGTTCTTGACTTCTTTCAAGAACTCAGGATTAGGGATCTCATCAAGGTCACTCTGAATAATAATATCTTCATCAGAAGCAACTTCTAGTGGTGATTCGATCAGACAATCTCTACCATACATTGAACGATGCCAACGTTCGGGGAGACCTCTTGTAGTAGGTCTTGCAGGATGTGCCTTATCCCTGTTAGTATGATACTCCTGTTGGAATGTAGTGAAATCTAGATCACGTTCTCTGGTATCAATAACACGATGAATAATCTTATCCATGAAAGGAGTAAGACGTTCTTTGTATTTCTCAAACTGCATCTCACGTTCAATACCTGTGTAGGTAGTTGCGTTCTCATTAATACAGATGAGGTCAACATGAGGATATACAATCCTCAGTCTCATCTCTAGAAGTTCAATGGGTTCATGAGAAAAGTTGAATACATCAATTAGTTTCATAACTCATCTCCAGTTCAATCGTTCTATCTGCTACGTTTCCTTCGTTCCAGTATTGTGAGATCAATACATTCCTATCTGAAAATGTAGATTTCCAATCAACACTAGTAGGTCTCTTAATACTCTTGGTAAACTTCTTCAAGGTTACAAATGTCATACCATAACTCTCAGGATAACACTCAACCTTGATATTGTCATCCTCATAGTCTTCCAGAGTATCAAGACCAAAGAATTCACAAATGGCTTCATCAACACGTTCCCAAGAACGACCATTGATGACTGCATTCTGTCCTACTTCCCAGTGTGAATCATGGAACACAACTGTTGCACCTTTCTTCATACGGGGAACCCAGTAGAACAGTTCACACAGAACTTGTTGTTTTACATGAAGTGAATCGATGAACAGAACACTGATACCATTCAGGTCTTCCAGTTCAGCATACTTACCAATGGTAGAACTATCACCAGTCAGTTGATAGTAGTCTGCCTCACTGATCATTCCATGATCAAGGTTGTCCCAAGACACATCAACTCCATAAACCTTATTACCATTCTCCTTAGAGTTGATACCCATGATACCTGATGACATGCCACTACGGACACCAATGTCAACAAAGACACTGTCTTTTTTTGTAGAGATCAGTTCATTAAGACGAACTGCATTCTGACCAAGATCAGACGCCGTTGCCTGTGTGATAATTTGTTTACTATTCATAATTTTTCTTCATCTCATTGAATACTTTTGCAATACCTACATCAATAGTGGTCTTAGGTAACCACCATCCAAAGATATAATTATTGGCAACATTTCTTTTGTCAAGTTGAACTGTATCCTTTGCAAGACCAGCAGTAATTTTAATTGGTCTATCAATTTTATTAAACTGACCTTGAATAATATCTGCAACTTCTCTAATAGAATTAGAATGAAATGATGTGATGTGAAGTGGATCTTCTGGTTTGAAGTCTGTATATCTTTCCATTACTGTTTCCAGTGCTTCGCAACAGTCTTCCGCATAAAGGAACTGACGTTCTTCTGTACCATCGGTCAACATCTCAAAGTCACCTTCTTCAAATCCTTTGCGGATGAAATCAGTAATGACATGTGCCTTCTCCATGTCTGTCTCAATACCATAAACATTCCAGAATTTTACAAGAAGTCCATTCAATGTCTTGGTATACATCTCACCAACTCTCTTCATCACACCATAAGGAGAGTGACTCATGTTACTCATCTGTGATGATGCAAACACAAATCTCTTTTTATACTTCTCCAAAAGACCAAATACACTGACCATCATTCTGGCGTTGTTGTCAATGAACTTGAAGGTATGTTGATACTTCTTGAGATACCTAGAACCACCAACATCAAAGGCAAGAAAGAATACAAAGTCCGATTCCTTGATCAGATGTTCTAATGCAAGATTAGGAATCTTTGTAAGGTCTTGATCTTTTGTATTAGTAATATCGTATTCAAAGATCTCATGACCTTTACCACGAAGGTATTCAGTCAGATAGGCTCCAATCTGACCACTAGAGCCAAGAATAGTAATTTTCATTTGTTCTCAATTTGGTTACAAATCCATTCGTATGTCTTACGGATACCCTCTTCCAGGGTCTGAGAATAATCCCATCCAAGTTTCTCACGAATTAGATCATTGTTAGAATTACGACCACGAACACCCAGAGGTCCATCGATGTGAATCTTTTGAACTTCTTTGTCAGCAACCTTTGCAGTAGTTTCTACCAATTGATTGATAGTAACCATCTCTTCCGAACCAATATTAACGGGTCCGATGAAGTCACTATCCATCAACCGTCTAGTTGCTTCAATGCATTCGTCAATGAACAGGAAGGAACGAGTCTGTAAGCCATCTCCCCACACTTCGATTGCTCCACCTTGCTGCGGGAGGTAAGCGACTTTACGGCAGATTGCAGCTGGTGCTTTCTCTCTTCCACCGTCCCAGGTCCCCTCAGGACCAAAGATGTTGTGATACCTAGCAATCCGTACAGGAATACCGTAATTACGATGATATGCAAAGTAAAGTCTCTCGGAGAAAAGTTTTTCCCATCCATATTCTGAATCAGGGTTTGCTGGATATGCGGATTCTTCACGGCAGTCAGGATTATCGGGATCAAGTTGGTTATGTTCTGGGTACATACAAGCAGAACCAGAATAGAAAATCTTAGTTCTGTTACCTACAGTTTCATTAAACTTGCGTTGCTCATCAAGAACATTCAAGTTGATAGTGACCGAGTTGTGCATAATGTCTGCATCGTTCTCTCCAGTGAAAACGAAACCTGCACCACCCATATCAGCAGCGAACTGATAAATTTCATCAAAGGGTTCTAGAAACTTGTCTACGATTTGTGCGTAGAAGTTACCTGTTTCGCCACCGTAACGAATACAACGGTGAACAAAGTTTACATCACGAAGGTCACCAGTGATAAACTCATTTGCTTCTGTAGGAGAGAACTCAGTATCTTTGATATCAACTCCACGCACCCAGTAACCTTCAGAACGAAGTCTCTTTACCATATGACTTCCAATAAAACCACCAGCACCAAGTACTAGTGCTGTCTTCTTATACTCACTCATAAAAAATCAATGTTTACTACTGTGTATTATATCAGATTTTGATTCTTCTGACACCATCAGAATCTTTAGAACAATGCTCAGTAATTGCAGGAATATTGTTCAGTTTTTCAACAAGAGCTGCAACATCTCCACCACCAGATGTAGGTGCCTCAAACTTTGCTACCAATTCTGCAACTGTCTTTTCCAATGCTTGAAGTCTACCTTCTACTTCCACATCATACTTTGACATGGATGCTCCACTTGCAGATTTTGATGCCGTACCTTTGTATGCCATTTTATCAAAGAGTAATTACTGACCTATTTAGTAAACTCTACACATTTCATCTAGACCCTGAGTAATCAAAAGTTTGGAAGTAAAATCATGTGATTTGAGTTTATCAACGTTTAAAGTCATATTTTTTATTTGTAAAAATTCTTGATCTTTTGGAAAAGGAACATCAAGAATTTTACTTTGACTACCTACTTTCTCTTTACAATAGTCAATAATCTCTCTAAATGAATGTGAGATACCTGTACCAATGTTATAGATTTCATTGGTGTTACTTGACTCCATTAGAGCATTCATTGAAGCACATACATCATCCACATACATGTAGTCTTTAAGATAATATCCACCTTCATATAATTTGATAGGTTCGTCATTCTTGAGACAACGAATCATATACCCAAGAACATTCTTTCCTGGTGTAATGGTAGGATCCAATCCATACACATTACCAATCCTAAAGATACGATACTCAATACCAAAAGTCTTACAGTAAGAAATTACCAGTGATTCTGCACATCTCTTGGTGATCGAATAAAATCCTGTAGGATTACATGGATCATGTTCTTCTGCATCAATCACATTATTACCATAAACAAAACAAGAACTGACAAAGTTGAATACAGTCCCAGGTTTACAATTAGGTAGAACCTCCATCAAGTGACTTAAGTTTGTATCAATATCAAGGTGAACATCCTTGAATACATTCTGATTAGTTGTTGTGCTAATGAGATATAGTACATCAGAAGACTCTGGAAATACCTGATTTCTTGGAATAAAATATTGATTTGGATATAGTTTACAATAAGTTCTTCCAATATATCCTGTTGATCCAAAGACAGAAAGATTATTCATACAAACTTCTCACAGTCTTGAAAGGTTTTTCCATCACGATCTTTATCAGAGAGAATGGGATCTCCATTCAGATTCCAATTAATATCAAGATCATTCCAGAGAAGAGTTCTTTCATATTCAGGATAATAGAAATCACTTGTCTTATATGTTACATGTGCTTTCTCACTTCTAGTATAGAATCCATGAGCAAATCCAGGTGGAACCCAAAGTTGAACCTCAGGACGATTTAACTCAATACCATACCACTGTCCAAAGGTCTCAGAAGACTCTCTGAGATCAACAATGACATCATAGATTGTTCCTCTAATACACTTCACTAGTTTACCTTGTGGGTTCTTTATTTGATAGTGTAACCCTCTTAGAACTCCTTGATACGACATAGAATGATTGTCTTGAACAAAATCATAATCAAGACCAAATTTCTCTTCATTGTAGGACTCAATAAAAAATCCTCTATCATCAATGTATTTGTCTACCTCAATGAGGAGAGCATCTTTCAAACCAGTTTCAATAATTTTCATACCATTTAATAGTCTCTAAAAGGGCTTCATCAAAATCAAACCTTGACTTCCATCCTAACTCATCTTCAATTTTTTGACAATCAATAGAGTATCTAAAGTCATGACCAGGACGATCTTTTACAAATTCAATATCAGAATAATCCTTATTCATCAATTTAAAAATCTTACTTACAACAGTGAGATTGTTTAGTTCAGTTCCTCCACCAATATTATACTTCTCTCCTATTTTACCATTCTTCCAGACTTCAATGAGTGCCTCACAATGGTCCTGAACATACAACCAATCTCTAATCTGTTCTCCCTTACCATACACAGGAACCTTCTTACCTTGTAGAAGATTACATATAGTCTTAGGAATTAACTTGTCATTACTTTGTCTTGGTCCAAAGTTATTTGAACAATTGGTGATAACGGCAGGAAGATTATGTGTATTTACATATGACATGACAAAATGATCACTGGCAGCCTTAGATGCGGAATATGGATTTTGTGGTGCATATGGAGTCTCTTCTGTGAAAGGAGGATCATCTTCACCCAATGCACCATACACCTCATCAGTTGAAACATGAATAAACTTCTTCACATTATTCTCAAGTGATGCATTCATCAGATTAACAGTACCCTTGATATTAGTGTCAATGAAGGGTAAACAATTACTGATAGAATTGTCTACATGACTTTCAGCTGCAAGGTGTAAAACATATTCTGGTTTATGTTTATGAAAGATCTCATCAATGACATAACCATCAGAAATATCAACTGGATATAAATTGATAAACTCAGGAACATTTTTTGGATTAGATATTTCAGTGAGATAATCAATCACAATAATCTCACTATCATATAGATCAATGAGATTATGAAGTAAATTACTACCTATAAATCCTGCTGCTCCAGTAATAAGTAAGGTCATTTTTGATGATATTTTTCTAAAAGTTCAGGGGAGTATTGTTGAATAGATGATTCACTTTCTTTGGTTTCTCTCTTCACCTTCTCAAGTTCATACACTCTATTACGAAGTTCAGTGGAAGAGTATTGATGTTCACGTTTATGGAAGTGTAACTCAATACCATTATCAATACAATATTGTTTTCCAGTGAAGTCTCTATCCTTATACTCTTCACTCAGGAATCTAATATTAATTAATTGTGTCTTGATCATGTTCAGAAGATCTGCTTCTGTTTCATATACAAGGATTTCATCCACATACTTACATCCCTGTACTTGAACATACCTTTCATACACTGACTGTGTTGGTTTGTTCTTAATACCAGGACGATCAATAGTTGGGTCAACCTGAAGTGCAACAATCAGATAATCACACAATTGTTTTTCCATCTTCAACATTGTAACATGTCCAGCATGAAACAAATCAAATGAACTACAATTAAATCCTACTTTCATTTTAGAATATCTTTTCTTATATTATACAAAAAAAGGAGGGTTTATACAACCCTCCTTAACTTTCATTTGGGAATATATATGGGAAGGAGAGACACTCTCATAGGAGTAACTCTCTCAATACCTTATAGGGGTTCTTTATACCAACCAGGATAGTTTGTATTAGATATTCTGGAATGAACACCTTTCTTTGTAAGGTTATACCTCTTTCCAACCTCTTCCAGTTGGTTATGGAGGTATGTATTACCTTCAATATAATATTTGTATTGGGGTTTTCCAAAGAAACTGGTATTGATAGTCCTCCTACCTTTACTCCACATATCTTTCATATTATCACTATTGGTTCCTACAAATAGGTTTTCCAGATAGTTTATCTCTGGATAGGATAGGGTTTCATCCTTATGGAGAATGAATAACCCTTTCTTATATTCTGGAAGGAAGTTTCTTCCTACCAACAAATGTATTCTATGTTGTTTTCCATCAAGGTAACAATGGTAATAATATCTTTTGTGTTGGGGGAGTTTGTTCCTCCTTGTATCTTTATATGTTTTTTGGAGAACAGGGTTCAACCATTTTTTCTTCTTGGAGTTATATACTCTACCTCTGGTAGTAATGAAGTAACCAGAATGTCCTGGTATTTCTTTACACTCCTCTCCATCTTCCAGGTATTGAATGAAGTCATACTTACTCATTCTCCTTCCTCCATAAGAGGATAGAAGTATTCCAGAAGACATTCTATCTTCTCTTCTGTTTCATACTTCTCTTTCATTTCTTCATAATAACATTCCAGTTGATATTCCAACAAAGTATCAACCATCTCCTCCTCTTGTTGTAGGAGAAGATATTCCTTTATTCTTGACATACAATAACTCCATAGGTTTTCTTATAAGTTTGGGAGAACTTATAGAGTTATTATAGAGTATTCTTTAGATATAGTCAAGTAATAATATCTTAATAATATCCTTTTCATCCTCAACAAACCTATCCTACTTATGGAAAGGTTTGTTGTAAAGAGTAGAAATACCTATTGTTGGAGGAGGGAGAGAAATAGAGAAGTTTATGGAGTATCTGTTCTCCCAAACTTACTTACCAAACCCCTCTCTATCCCTCTCCTACCTCTCTGGATAAGTTTATAGACATTCCAGGTCTTATACCCACTTGTTCTTTAACTGGAAACAAGAAACCAGGCGGGAGTGTTACCTCCATCCGCACCACTTACTCTTAGGAAAAGTAAGAAACCCGAGGGGTCTTAACCCATCCCGACCAGTTCTGTTAAAGTCCGTCCGTGACTTTTCTCCATCATGGGTATAAGGGGATTGACTCCACCAGGGCTAGTTTATTGACATACCGAGTCTTTAATATAACAAGGAACTCTTGCTGGATCAAGCCAGAGAGTATAATCAAAATCCTCCATAGCAGTCAGAAGTTGCATCTGATTGTCAAGGAGATACATATCCTTGTAGCGTTTGGTCCAACTATCAGCTTTTTGAATTCGATAGTCAGGGAACCCATTCTCTAGGGTTCCACACTCAATGTATCTATAAGGAAATCGTTCCAGTAGAACGTTCATAATCAAGCGACTTCAACGGTTTCAAGATCTTCAGCAATACAGTCGATGAGGATATCATAGTCATCCAGAGGATCACCAGAAAACACTACACCACTGTTTTCATAAAACTTACGGACCTTTTTGAAAAGTTTCGGATTCTTTACATCCAGGAAGAAATCTCCGTTTGCTGCACCACGAAGGGTTTGAAGATCTTTTTTGAACTTAGAAGTGATAGTCATTGTCTTGTTTGTTGACCTTAGTATTATAAGGGGTTTGACCTTGTGAGTCAAGAGGACAGTAGTTAAACTGTCCAATGCTGGTTACTGGAGTCGAACCAGTTTCTGTCCTGTTATGAGCAGGGTGCAATTACCGAAGTGCTAAACCAGCGATGGGAATGCCGAGAATTGAACTCGGTTCACACGCTTATAAGGCATGGGCTTTAACCAATAAGCAACACTCCCTAATATGTCAGAAGTTCTTTCATCTTGGTTATGTACTCATATGAAAACTCATTCATATCCTCAGTAGAAGAGTCCATGGTTAGAGATATATTGAAGTCTCTAGGGTCCTTACCCTCTTCTTTTGCTTCCTCCTCTTTAACAAACACATCATAGAATGTTTTGTAGTGTCTTGAGAAAATAGATACATCTAAGTTTGAAACAAACTCTCTCCTCAATTCTATATCATGTTTTGGTATCAAGTAATAGTCTTTAGAAAACCATACCATATGTTCTGTTGTCACATAAGCAATCTTTTTCAACATTTCTATAGATGGTTTCATACCTTTGAAATTGATATTTGATCCATAGAAAAGAATGTTCTCCATAAAGACAGCATTATATTCTGCCATTTGATTATCTTCATTGAGATAATCCCATTCATATCCACCATTGAATCCACACAAGAAATGTGCAACATCATGAGCAGGATTTGTTGGTGGTCTGTTAAGGTTTTTTCTCTTGTCTACCTCACCATCATCATAAGTAATTTCAGTGGAAGTTTTACCATGATCCCACGACCAATTTACTTTTGAAATCTTTTTCATTGGTGTTTTTGTGGAGTAAGTTTGTTGTGATTCCATTCACCTAATATAACACAATTTGAACCACATACCATTTCAACTAGACCACTTTTGTATTCGTCCACTGTAACAACATAAAACAGTGACTCATAGACACCTTCTTGTTGAAGTTTTGCTATTCGATGACATCCATCTTCCAAAAGATATCCAGTATCATATTTGATAAGAATACCTGGATAAGAAGTGTCTACTTCGTCTACTAGTTTTTGTTTGATCGCCTTTGGGTAACATATTTTAGAATGTTTAATCAGAGTTGGTTTTCTGTCGTCCGTAACTCTCTTATAGGACTTGTTCTTACGACGCATCGTTATTCAGTTCAACATACATTTTATAGAGTTCATCATCCACTGGTATCATTACTGCTCTTTCACCGTTATTATTTTCTATACCTATAGTCTCTCCACCTTCTACTCTTTCGATAAGGGTTTCCCAGTTCTCTTGCCAATATTCCACGGAGTAAAATTCCATAGTTAGAGTATGTATAAGAAATATATAATCGGGGCGGTAAGAATCGAACTTACACCTCCGCGTCCCAAACACGGCATTCTGCCACTATACTACGCCCCGTGGCGGAAGGTGGGAGAGTCGAACTCCCAAGGGCTTTAACACCTCAACGCTTTTCAAGAGCGGTTCCGTCACCTATCGGATTGACCTTCCAAATAATCCTTCTCTGATTGATAAGGATGTTTTTGTCCACTCCAGAGTTGATAACCTTCTATCACATCTGGAATCAACCATTGATCTACTCTGTAACAATATTCCCAATTAGTTGGTTGAATACAATTCACAACAACTACCTGAAAGAAGGCAGTCACATAATTCAATACAGTGTACATCAACGAACCTCAAAGTCTAATTTGCGGACCTTTCGATTTTTTCTCTCCTCTTGATACATTAAATCTTGAGAAGAAAGAACACTTTTTTGTTTAGTGTTCTTTTTAGAGTTTAACATAATGACCTTGTTTAAGTCAACCGCTGAAACATTATCACCTGTAACTGTCATCATGTTTGGACATCCACAACACTGAGTTTTGTTAGTGCTGGAGATCTCCTTGTTGCATTGTTTGCATCTTACAATTAACATAGTTCTGTAGTCTCTTAATCATTTACTATCAATCCTTAATATAATTGTTTTTCCGAAGCCATTTTTCTGTGAGGGGTGTTGGTGGATAAACTTTCCACATCTCACCATTAGCACATGCCTGAAGTGCTTTCATTGTCATACCTTCAGTAAGTCCAGCCCATTTTGCTTCCGCTTCCCAAGGTACAGCAGATGATGGATAAGATTTTTCAACCATGTCCCTCCAAACTTGAGGAACATCCTCTTCAGGTTTGATAATAGCAATCAAACTATTCTTAATAGTTCCTGCCATACAATCCTGTGCAGCGTGCCATCCTTCATGTCTCATCACAGTCATAAGTGTAGATGGACGACCCATATATGCTTTGTTCAAGAAAAAGTTATTACCTACAGTATGATAGACACCACGATGTCCTACTGGAAAATACTTTTGATCTGCTAGAAACACCTTAACTCCGATTTGATTAAGGGAAGTAAGCATGTTGTTGAACTCCGCAGCAACAGGAGTATAAGACTCAGTATTGGGATACTGACTAGAAATATCCAAAAGACTAAAGACTTCTTCGACTCCATCGGTGCATTCCCTAAGTAACATACACCCCATGGAATCCATAGTATTATAACCCTTGGTGATTTTAGAGTTATCAGCTAATGCTGGTCCAGATAATACTAATGTCGAGAGAAATGATATAATAAACTTTTTCATATTAACAAGTACCAATTAATGCAATAATGTATCCTTATCAGGTATTTATAGGAATGCTCGAAGAGGGATTCGAACCCCCGACCAATTGCGTGTAAAGCAACTGCGCTACCACTGCGCTATTCGAGCAGACTCCTCCACCTGGGCTCGAACCAGGGACATCAAAGTTAACAGCTTCGCGCTCTACCAACTGAGCTATAGAGGATTATCTTTTTGTTCCTTCTTGAGTTTAAAGTAGAGTTTATAATATCTCTTCTTCATATCATCAAGAATCTGGTTATCTTCCATAAAACCAAGTCTTTTAGTGTGTGCGTAACACCCCTCAAGTTCTCCAATGAGTAAAAGGATATCAACTGGTTTCATGGATATTTAGGAGAAAAAATTATCTCCAAGCGGAATAGGGGATTCGAACCCCTGACATTCAGCTTGGAAGGCTGACGTTCTACCACTGAACTAATTCCGCGAGGAGCCCTCGACTGGATTTGAACCAGCAATCTTTGCTTTACAAAAGCACTGCATCACCGTTATGCTACAAGGGCTTGTTTTATAGTAACTAAGTTACCAACACCCCAGGAGAGATTTGAACTCCCGGCCAACGCATTAGAAGTGCGATGCTCTATCCAGGCTGAGCTACTGGGGCAAGTTGTCAAATTCCCAACTGAACCTCCAACCAATATTATATATCAAGTCAGAGGTTCTGTCGAACCCTGGTTCCTATCGCCGCTGACCCTGAACCAGGAAGGGGATCACCGCAGTGGTCTCTCAACCACCTCTATAATATAACTGGTGTTGGTTGGATTGTCAACCCCTGAACTGACCGT